CCCGACCCGTCGCAGGGCCCCCGGAACAAGCCCGCCCCGGTCGACTACACCACGGACAAGGACGCCTACGACGCCGTCAACCGGCGCCTCGGAGTCCGCGGCAGGTGATCCAGGTCCGGGCGACGCTCACCGGCGACGGGGGCGGCTATACACGGATCGAGGTCACCGGCCACCAAGGCTCCGGTGACGGCGGTGACGGCAAGGTCTGCGCCGCCGTCACGACCCTCCTGCGGTCCCAACTGGCCTACCTGGACCACCTCGCCCAAGCGTTCCCGGACTCCCTGTCCGTGAAGATCGAAGAAACGGAGACACAACCATGTCCAACCTGACCGCCCAGGCGGCCCGCGTCGAGCGGCCGGGCTGGCTCCGCGTCCCCTTCCAGCGGGCCGCCGTCGCGTCGCACGACATCGTCGCCGCGCTCCCCGCCCGGCTGCAGGCCGCCGTCCCGGGCAACTACTGGGAGGCCCGCTTCCGGCAGGCACTCGTCCCCGAGTTCCTCTACCCGACCCTCGCCGACAGCGAGCCCTTCCAGGGCAAGATCGGCCAGAAGAAGACCTTCACGCGCGCCGGCGTGATGACCCCGGACCCGACGCCGCTCGCCGCCGGCGCCGACACCACGAACGGCTCGTACAACATCGAGCAGTGGACCGTCGAGCTGGCGACCTACGGCAAGTCGCTCCCCACGGACATGCTCACCAGCAACGTCGAGCTCGCGTCGCAGTACGCCCAGGACGTCACCGCCCTCGGCATCCACGCCGGCCAGACCCTCAACCAGGTCGCCCGGAACCGGCTCTACGACGCCTTCGGCGGCGGCCGCACCTACGTCCGGACCACCGGCACCAGCGACACGTCGGCCGTCGTCCGGTCCGTCACCGGCTTCGCCTACGTCTCGGTCAACGGCGTGCTCACGCCGGTGTCCCCGACCAACCCGCTCGACGTCGTGATCTACCCGGCCGGTGGCGGGACGGGCGTCGCGAACACCGTCACCGGGGTCAACACGGGCACCAACACCCTCACCCTGGGCACCGCCCGTGCGGACACGGTCGGCGACTCGATCGTCGCCGCCAACGCGCCGACCACGATCCGCCCCACCGGCAACACGATCTTCGACCTCTCCGGCGCCAACGTCGCGACCCTGGACATGTTCCTGTCCGCGGTGGGCCGGCTCCGCGAGATGTCGGTGCCGGACGTCGACGGCTACTACGTCGCGCACATCGACCCCGTCACCGAGCTGCAGCTCTTCCGCGACGCGGACTTCAAGAGCCTCCACGCGGGCCGGTTCGACTCGCCCATCTTCCAGGGGCTGTCGCTCGGTCGCTTCGCCGGGATCGACTGGGTGCGCAACAACCAGGCGCCCACGGTCCTGGGTGGCACGCACTCCTCGGGCGGCACCGCCGGCACGGTGAAGATCCGGCGGCCCATCGTCCTCGGCCAGGGCGCGCTCGTCGCCGCGCCGCTCGAGGGCCAGGGCGCCCTGCTCGACGGCTCCGGCGTCCAGGACGTCCCGAACATCTCGATGGTCGAGGTGTCCCCGGGCGTCGAGGTCTCCATGATCGTGAAGCCGCCGACGGACAACCTCCAGCGGCAGCTCGTCACGTCGTGGGCCTGGACCGGCGACTACGGGGTCCCCACCGACCTCTACGCCGCCGCCGGCGACCCCGCGCTCTACAAGCGGGCCGTCGTCATCGAGCACGCCGGCTGACCTCAGCAGTCCCCATCGTCGGCGGGCCCGGAAGGGGAAGCCGGGCTCGCCGACGATGGTCAGCCGTTCCACCGCCGCAGCAGTCACACGAGGAGAGATCAATGGCCGGCACCGCCCTGGTGGACTTCACCGTCTGCCACCCGACGACGCTCCAGCGCTTCGTCTACGTCACGGGCGACCCGGTCGACCCCTTCCACGAGTGGTGGATGCGCGAGCAGGGCTGCCCGATCTCCCCGGAGGACGACACCCCCGGGGCCGCCGAGCACCCGGAGGACGAGCAGCCGGAGGACGAGCAGGCGGAGGACGAGCAGGCCGCGCCGGAGACCCCGCAGCAGGTGCTCGGTGCGACGGTCGCCGCGGCAGACTCTGCCGACGACCCGTCGGCCGCGTTCGACCCCTCCCAGCACACGGTGGCGGACGTCCTCGCCTACGCCAAGGCCAACCCGGCGCAGGCCCAGCAGGTCCTCGCGGCCGAGCGGGTCGGCCGCGCCCGCACCACGATCCTGTCCGAGCTGGCCTGACCAATGCCGCTCACGCTCGCCACCCCCGCGCAGCTGCGAACGCACCTGCAGGACGCGGCCCTGGACGAGCAGGCGGCGCTCCAGGCGATCGCTTCCGCAGCGGGCCTCATCCGGGCCGTCTCCAAGCAGCAGCTTGACTTCGTCGCCGGTGACATCGTCGTGATCCCGGGCGGGGAGCGTGAGGTCGTGCTGCCCCAGAGGCCCGTCGTCGTCAACCTCAGCAACCCGCTCACCGTCGTCGAGCTCGGCGACGTCGAAGCCACTGGCGTCACGGTCGTCGAGGGCCGGCATTTCCGGCGGGTCGGCAGCCGCCTGATCAAGGCCCAGCGCTCCCGGTACGACGCCTACGCCGGGGCCGAGCACATCGCCTGGCCGCCCGGCCTGTGGGCGCCATGGGTCCAGGTCACCTACAGCCACGGCTACGCGACCGACGCTGACGTCCCCGCCGAGCTCACGGCCGTCGCACTCGACACCGCAGCCACCTACGCCTCCAACCCAACGGGCCTGCGCTCCGTGGCACTCGACGGCGAGGTCACCCTGACCTACGGCACCGAGACGCTCAGCGCCCCGCGGTCGCTCGTCGACGACCTGCGCAGCCGCCTGCGAGGCATCGGTGTCCGCCGCGGCGGCGCCTTCTCCGTCACGCCCGGCTGAGCGCCGGTCCAACCACCACCCCACCCGAGGAGCAGCCCCGTGGGCGACACCGAGACCTACAGCCTGCAGGCGAGCCGGCCCATGCGCGTCCAGACGGACGGCTCCAGGATCGGCAACACCAAGGAGTGGGCTGCCCTGTCCGGGCTGGTCCCGGCGGCCGGCCAGGAGTGCAAGGACATCGAGGCCGGAACCGTGAAGATCGGTGACGGCGTGAAGAACTACGGCGCGCTCACCGCTCTTGCCGGTGGCGGCGGGGGAGCGGTCTCCTCCGTCGACGGCCAGACCGGCGCAGTTTCACTGACTGGCACGTATGCCCCGCTAGCGAGCCCGGTGTTCACGGGCAACCCGACGGCGCCGACGCCCTCGCCGGGCGACAACGACACGAGCGTCGCCACGACGGCGTTCGTCAACGCGGAGATCGCAGCAGACGCGGTCGCCAAGTCCACAGCAACCGCCAAGGGCGACCTCCTTGTTGCGACCGCTGCGGCGACCGTGGGGGCTCTCGCCGTGGGCGCTGACGGCACGGTGCTGACGGCCGACGCGACGCAGGCGACCGGGGCGAAGTGGACCGCGGTCCCGACGCCCGGCCCGTCGTACAACATGCTCCCGCAGAACGCGAAGAAGTGGCGGGCGGCGCTCGCCAAGGTCCGGGCGGGGACGGCGAACGCCCGACTCCTCTGCGTCGGCGACTCCACCACCGCAGGCCAGACCGCGGCCAACTGGGGACAGAACTACCCGTCGGTCGTCACGGACATGCTGAACCGATACTACGTTCCGGCCGAGCAGACGTTCGTGTTCCCGCGCCCCTCGGCGGGCCCCGCGGCGGACCCCCGGGCGACGATGGGCGCCGGCTGGTCCAACAGCTTCGGCTACTGGCAGGCGACGACGTCCGGATCGGTGTTGACCATCCAGCCGTCGCAGTTCACCGGCCCGCCGACGGTCGACACCATCGAGATTTGGTACATCAAGAACACCGGCCGCGGGGACTTCACCGTCAACGTCAACGGCGGCGCGACCCTCGCCACGATCAGCGCCCTTGCCGGGTCCCTGAGTGTCGGCAAGAGCACAGTGACGTTCACCGCGGCGTCGGCGCCGAGCATCAACCTCGTGACGGTGAGCGCCGCCGAGGTCGACATCATCGGCGTCAACTGCTTCCTGTCGACGAAGACCGTCGTTCAGGTCGGGAACTGCGGCCAGGGCGCCGCGAAGGCGCAGGACTGGGTCGGGACAGGCTTCGCGTTCACGATCCAGAACGCGTTCGTGAACTACCTGCCGGACTTGTCGATCATTGACTTCGGCATCAATGACGCGGGGGCGTCCAGGACGTCGGGCCAGTTCTCTACCGACATGCAGTCGCTCATCACCAGGGCCGTTGCAGCCTCCGGAGACGTGATGCTCAAGAGCATGGCGCCGTCCAACGGGGCGCCGTACACGACGTTCGAGCCGCAGTACATCCCGGTGCTCAACGCGCTCGCGCAGTCCAACTCTCTCGGACTGATCGACGTCTATTCGCGGTGGCAGTCCTATGCCGTCAGCAATCCGCTCGGCTACTACAGCGACGGCCTGCACCCGTCGTCGTTCGGCTACGCGGACATCGCTCAGGCTGTGTTCAACGGGCTGCGCAGCCTCTAGGAGCCGTGCCACGGGTCGGGGCACCCGCAGTCGATGCCGCCCCACCCGTCCTCGGCGCTGACCAGGGTGCCGCACGACGACAGCACGGGACGCCCGAGACGGCGCAGCAGCCACCCCCACGGATGGTGCGAGGCGGTCCGTGTGTGGCGGCAGGCCGGGCAGGTATCCACGGCCGAGCACGCTACGCCGCCGCCCGGCTCGACACGCCGCGCCCGCCCATAGCGACGGTCAACCAGCGGTCTTACACCTACCAGAGAGGCACCAGAAGATGATCCCCAGCATCGGCCGGCTCGTGCACTACACGCTCACCGCGGAGGACGCCGAGGCGATCAACAAGCGCCGTGCGGACGCGCAGGCGAACCTCGCGAAGGTCCGCGAGGACTCGATCGGCTACGTCCTCCACGTCGGCAACATCGCCGTCGCCGGGCAGGTCTACCCGATGCTGATCGTCCGCGTCTGGGGTGACCTGCCGGACTCCTGCGTCAACGGGCAGGTCTTCCTCGACGGCACCGACAGCCTCTGGGTGACCTCGGTCGGCCAGGGCGACGGTCCGCGCCACTGGCGCGAGGCTCCGCGGGTCTGAGGATGACCTCGGCTCTCGGCCTCGGGCGGGGGTGCACCTGCTGCCAGGTGTGGATGGGCATCATCCCGCCGCCTCCGTGCCCGGTCCACGCACCCCGACTTCCCGCCGGGGCGGTGGTCGTAGTGCCGTGCCCGTGCGGGTGCGGCCCCAGCGCGACACACGTGCCTCCGGCCTGGCTGTCGCTGCCTCAGATCACCTGCTGAAACCGCTTCCAAAACCGCCGGTTACCGATGGCTACGAAGGAACCATCCGGGCGCGGCAAGCGTCCACCACAGCGACAGAGAAGGCCCGGCCAGCGCTGTAACGCTGACCGGGCCCGCCGGAACACCAGCTGATACCTGGAGCCCGACATGGACGACGCTACCCGTCTGCCCGCACTCCCGACCGCTGACCCGCTCGCCGACCCGGCGAACCTCGCAGCGGTCAACTTCCTCGGCCAGTACCTCAACCGGAACACGAGGTCCGCCTACGCCACGGACCTGCGGCTGTTCTTCGCCTGGTGCTCCGCCCGCGGCCTCCACCCGCTCCGCGACATCCAGCGGCCCCACGTCCAGGCGTTCGTCATCCACCTCCTCGAGGAGCGCGGCAACAGCGCCGCCTCGGTGGTCCGCCGCCTCGGCACGGTGAGCGGCTACTACGACCTCGCCGTGCTCGACCGGTTCATCGAGCACTCGCCGGCGTACCACCTCAAGCTCCCCAAGGTGCACGTCGACCCCGCTCGTCAGACCTGGCTCAACCGGTTCGAGCTCGGCAGCCTGCTCCGCACCGCGCGGGCCGGGACGCCGACGGACTGGGCGCTGGTCTCGCTCATGGGCACGATCGGGATGCGCGTCTCGGCGACCTGCAACATCCGCGTCGAGGACATCACCACCACCGAGCTCGGCTACCGGATCCTGCACACCATCGGCAAGGGCGACAAGCCCTCGGTGAAGGTGCTCCCGATCCCGGTCATGCAGGCCGTGGACGCCGCGGTGGCCGGCCGGACGAACGGCTGGCTGCTCCTGCGCCGCGACGGGTCGCAGATGACCCGCCGGTCCGCGGACCGGGTCCTGCAGCGGCTGTGCCGCGAGGCGGGGATCGCGAAGAAGGTCAGCCCGCACTCCCTGCGCCGCTCGTTCGCCACCCTCGCGCTGCAGGCCGGCGTCGACGTCCGCGTCGTCCAGGACGGCATGGACCACGCCAGCACCCGCACCACCCTCGGCTACGACCGCCTCGGCGTCGAGCTCCACGCCCAGGCCTCCCACACCGTCGCCGCCATGCTCGCCTCAGCCAGCTAGCCCCTCGAGGAGGCGGCCCGTGTCGATCCCCGCCGCGCTCGCCACGGGCCGCCGCCTCGCCGACTCCCTGATGGTCGACGCCTGCACCATCACCCGGACCACGGGCGCCGGCGCCCAGAACGAGACGACCGGGAAGATCACCCCGACGACCAGCACGCTCTACACCGGGCCCTGCCAGGTGCGCATGCCGCCGAACGCGGCCGAGACCCCCGAGGTCGGCAACCGCACCGCCACGGTCCAGCAGGCGATCGTCAAGGTCCCCGTCGCCGTCGTGGACGTCGCGATCGGCGACGTCGTCACCATCACCGCCTCCGCGCACGACGCCGAGCTCGTCGGCCGCGCCTTCCGGGTCGGCGCCCTCCACCACAAGACGTTCAGCACGGCGCGCAAGCTCGTCGTCGACGAGATCACCGCCTGAGCAGGGGAGGGACGCCGTGGCCCGCGACATCGACGTCACCGCCGACATCACCCAGGTGACCCGCCTCGCCGCCCAGCTCGCCGGCGCCGGCCGCCGCGCCGTGCTCCCCGCCGCCGAGCTCGTCGCGACGACAGCGACCGAGGTCCGCGACGACCTGCGCACCGCGGCTCGCGGGCACGCGACGTTCCCGTCGTTCCCCGCGTCGATCACCCACGACGTCCGCGGCCTGGACGCCGAGATCGGCCCCGACAAGCAGCGCCGCCAGGGCGCGCTCGGCAACCTCCTCTACTTCGGGACCAGCCGCACAGGCCCTGCCCTCGAGCACCCCGGCCGAGCCCTCGACCGCGCCCTGCCGGGCTTCGCCCGGGCGCTGGCGCAGGTCGGCGAGGACGCGATCGGCAGGGACCGGTGACGATCCGTGCGCACATGACCGGTGTCCTCGCCCTGGTCACCCCGCTCGCTGGGTCCCCGACGCTCCTGCCGGTGTTCTCCTCGGCCCTCGACGACGCCGGGCAGCCCCCGACGTCCGGTCGGCCTGACAGCCGCTGGGTCGTCGTCGACTTCGATGGGCTGCCGATGGCGAACGACCGCCTCGGTGGCTATTCGGCGAACGTCGACGGCCTCGTCTACGTCCGGTGCTTCGGCGACACCGTCCGCGAGGTCGCCTGGGCGCAGGAGAAGACCCGCGCCGTCCTCCTCGACGTCGTCCCCACGATCCCCGGACGGTCCGTCCAGGCGCTGCGCATGTACTCCGCGCAGCGCCCTACCCCGGACCGGGACGAGCCGACCCCGCTGTTCGCCGCGGTCGACGTCTACACCCTCTTCACCGCCCCGGCCGTCGGCGCCTGAGCGCGCCCAGCCGGGACCGCACGTCCGCGCCGTCTGGCGCACCCATCCACCGCAACGTCAGGGAGCCCTCATGCCCGCATGGGTCCGTGTCCGCCTGCCCGGAGTCGGGACCTGGTCCCAGCGCGACGACGTCCCGATGCGCGAGGGCGCCGAGGTGCTCGCCGGCGTCGAGGCTCTCGACCCCGCGGGCCGCGCGCTCCCCGACGTCCCGGAGGGGGCGCTCGAGGGCGCCAGCGACGAGGACTTCGGCGAGTGGCTCGAGCGGGGCGCCGCCAGGCCGGACGACACCAGCCCCGCCGCACCGCCCGGGGCCACCGCCGAGAAGGCGGCCACCACGCCAGGGGACACCAAGGCCGGGACGCCCACGCCCACCGGCACGACCAGCCCGAACAAGGAGTAGCCGACCATGGCCCGTCCCGCAGCCGTCGCAGCCGACGGCAACATCCGCGTCGCGTTCTGCACGACGCTCACCCCCGCCGCCCCGACCGCGGCCCAGCTCAACGCCGGCATCGACCTGAGCTTCTACCTCACCCCGGACGGGCTGCGGCCCGCGTTCGACGAGGCGAAGATCACCGACGACCGGCTCGCCGACACCCAGACGTTCGAGAACCGCGGCCGGGTGACGAAGTCCCTCGACAAGCTCCGGTACGTCAACAACCCGACCAGCGCGCCGGACAACCTCGCCTACTCCGGGATGCCCCCGGGCACCGTCGGCTACCTGTGCGTCCGGTACGGCGTCGCCGCCGCCACCGCGTTCATCGCCGGCCAGAAGGTCGACGTCTGGCCCATCACGGTCGGGGAGCGGCTCAAGGAGCCGCCGGAGGCCAACTCCGTCCTCCACGTCTCGCAGTCCGCGTTCGTCACGAACACCGTCGGCGAGGACATCACCGTCGCCTGACGACGGCCCAGCAGCCCCGGCGCGGCGTCCGTTCCCCTGGCGGGCGCCGCGCCGGTCCCACACCACCACCAGGGGACTCTCCAGGGGAGCAGTCATGACCGAGCAGCACAGCATCGACAGCAGCACGTTCGACGTCGACGCCTGGCTCGAGGCCGCGGCGCCACCGCAGCGGTCCGTCACCGTCTACGGCCGCGCCGACCTCGTCGCCCAGCTCGAAGACCTCGTCGCCGAGCGGGACGCCGCCCAGCTCCGCGCCTCCACGGTGCCGGTCCAGCGCGGCCCGATCGACCCGCGTCTCGGGGGCGTCGTCGCCGAGACCGAGGACGACCGCGACATCGCGTTCCTCGACGACCGCATCAGCGACATCCGCGCCGCGCTCGAGGGGTCGCGGCTCGTCCTGCACCTGCGGGCCCTGCTGAACGAGGAGCGGGGCGAGCTGCTCAAGAAGCACCGCGCCAGCGAGGACGACGACCTCACCCCCGAGGGCGCCCGCGCCTACGAGCACGACGCCATCGCCCTCGCGCTCGTGTCGCCGCCGATGACCACCGCCCAGACCGCGCGCCTGCACACCCGCATCGGTGAGGCGCAGTGGGCAGCGATCGGCCGCACCCTCGAGCGGGCGAGCTCGGAGACGATCGACGTCCCTTTGTCGCGGCTCGGCTAGGGGAGCACCCCGCACTCCTGGTCGAGCTCCGCACCGCCCGCGCGTTGGGCGTCCGCCTGTCCGAGCTCCGTGCCTGGCCCGAGCACGACTACAGCACCGCGGTGGCCCTGACCCTCTACGAGGACGGCCTCTGCCACGGCTGCGGTCACCCGCTCGCCGAGACGACGTCGCTGGACGCCGACCCGAACGCGCAGGACCGCACGCACCACTACGTCGCCCCGATCCCGACCCGCTGCCACGCCTGTACGGCGATCGGGCTGCTCACCCCGGAGTACGACGAGGCGCCCCAGTCGGACGCGCTGCGGTTCCGCGCGGAGCGCATCGACGACCCGCGAGACGACGAGCACGAGCACACCGAGCAGGCCGGCGGCACCGCCGCGCCCTGACCCCCCTTGACGACCGTGAGCCGGAGGTGAGCCGTGGCCCTGTTCGGCGGCGACCGCTCCGTGGCGGTCCGGCTCACAGCGGACGTCAAGGGCTACGTCGCCGGGATGGCGGCGGCCTCGAAGAAGGCGCAGGACTTCGGGAAGGCCGCCGTCGAGTCCGCGGGGAAGCACCGCCGGGCGTTCGACGAGATCGGCACCAGCGCCATCGGTGCCGGCATCGCGATCGGTGCCGTCGCCACCACGGCCGTCGTCGCGTTCGCGAAGTTCGACCAGGCCATGAGCCGGGCCGCCGCCGGCACCACCGCCACCGGGGCCAGCCTCACGGCGCTGCGGGAAGCGGCCCTCAAGGCCGGCGCGCAGACCCAGTACTCCGCGACCGAGGCCGCTGACGCCATCACCGCCCTCGGCAAGGCGGGCGTCGGCACCGCAGACATCCTCGGCGGTGGCCTCGACGCGTCCCTGTCGCTCGCCGCGGCCGGGCAGCTCGAGGTCGGCAAGGCAGCGGAGATCGCCGCGACGGCGATGACCCAGTTCAACCTCAAGGGCAAGGACATCGGGAAGGTCGCCGACCTCCTCGCTGCCGGCGCTGGCAAGGCGCAGGGCGACGTCACCGACCTGGCGAACGCCCTCAAGTACGTCGGGCCCGTCGCCGCGTCCATGAACGTCTCCATCGAGGAGACCACGGGCGTCCTGGCCCTGTTCGCCAGCCAGGGCATCATCGGCGAGCAGGCCGGCACCAGCCTGCGCGGCATGCTCGGCTCGCTCACGTCGCCGAGCGAGGCCGCAGCCGAGCAGATCAAGGCGCTCGGCATCAACCTCTACGACGCGCAGGGCTCGTTCCTCGGCCTGCAGAACGTCGCCGGGCAGCTCCAGGGCGCCCTCGGTGGGATGTCCGACGCGCAGCGGGACGCGGCCCTCGGCACCATCTTCGGCAACGAGCAGATCACCGCCGCCAAGGTCCTCTACGCGGGCGGCGCGGACGCCGTCAAGGAGTGGACCACCGCCGTCGACGACACCGGGTTCGCAGCGCAGCAGGCGCAGCTCCTGATGAACAACCTCGCCGGCGACGTCGAGCAGCTCAAGGGATCCTTCGAGACCGCCCTCATCCAGTCCGGGTCCGGCGCCAACGACGGCCTCCGGGCCCTCACGCAGACCGCCACGGACGCCGTCAACGTCTTCGGGGTGCTCCCGGAGTCCGTCCAGAAGAACACCGTCGTGATCGCCGGGGTCACGGCCGCCACCCTGCTGCTCACCGGCGGCATGCTCAAGGGCGCCGTCGCCGTCAAGACCATGCAGACGAACATGGCCGAGCTCGGTGTCTCCGCGGGGCGTGCCCGCGGCGCGATGGCGGCCCTCGGCAAGGCAGCCACGGTGGCCACCGTCCTGTCGTTCGCCCCCGACATCTCCGCTGCCGTCGACAAGAGCGCCGGGAACGTCGGCGACAGCGTCTCCCAGATGGCCCTGGAGCTCGCGAAGTTCGGCAAGGGCTCCGACCTCGCCGGTGAGGCCGCGAAGACCTTCGGCAGCGACCTCGACGGTCTCGCCGACCGGAACATCGGGAACCTGTACACCAAGACCCTCGGCCTCAAGCAGGCCGTCCAGGACCTCTCCGGCAGCAACGGGTTCTTCCGGAAGGACCTCCCGTTCCTAGGGTCGCCCGAGGCCACCCAGATCGAGCAGTACTCCAAGGCCCTGGCGCAGCTCGCGCAGTCCGACGCGCCCGCCGCCGCGCAGGCGTTCGACCGGCTCTCCTCGTCCGCAGGGCTCACGAGCGACGAGACGAGCGCGCTCCTCGACCTGATGCCGCAGTACAAGGACTACCTCACGCAGGTCGCCACGCAGCAGGTGTCGTCGGGGGAGTCCGCCGCTGGCGCCGCGGACGCCACCAGCGTCCTCAAGGAGCAGATGGCCGGCGCCTCGTACAGCGCCGAGCAGCTCGCGCAGGACCTCACCGACGCCAACGCCGAGGCCTCCGGGTACGCCGACGCCGTCCTCGACGCCCGGTCCGCGACCCGCGACTACCAGGCGGCCCTCGACGACGCCCGCGCCGCGCTCAAGGAGAACGGCAAGACCCTCGACGACACCACCCCGAAGGGCCGCGCGAACGCCGCCGCCCTCGACGCCGTCGCCGCGGCCGCCCAGCAGCAGGCCACGGCGATCCTCAACAACAAGGGGACCCAGGAGGACTACCGGGCCTCCCTGGTGAAGTCCCGCGAAGAGCTCGTCACCATGGCCACGAAGTTCCTCGGGTCGAAGACAGCCGCTGAGAAGTACGCAGACTCGGTCCTGCAGATCCCGAAGAAGGTCACCACCACCGTGACCTTCACCGGCGCCGGCACCGTCAAGGACAACCTCGACCAGATCCGCGCCAAGGTCCGCGCCCTCACCGGCCGCCGCTTCAACATCGACATCGGCGCGCCGGGCGGCACCGCCCTCGCCGACGGTGGCGTCATCCACCGGTACGCCGGCGGCGGCTTCGAGAACCACACCGCGCAGATCGCCCGCGGCGGCCCCATCCGCCTCTGGAACGAGCCCGAGACCGAGGGCGAGGCGTACATCCCCCTCGCCGGCTCGAAGCGCTCCCGGTCCAAGGCCATCCTCGCCGAGGTCGCGAAGATCTTCGGGATGGTCGCCTACGCAGACGGCGGCTTCGGCCAGGCCACCCCCTTCGGCCTGTCCGACGTCTCCCAGCGGTACGAGGCGGCACGCCCCAAGCCCATCACCGCGAAGGACTACACCGCGGCCATCAACGCCGCGAAGAACGCCACCCTCGCCCAGCAGAAGGCAGAGCGCGACCTCCGCGCCGCCCGCGCCGCTGTCACCGAGACGTCCGCCGCGCAGAGCCGCGCAGAGCGGTCCCTGGCCGCCATCCGCCGCAACACCCCCCGCGACACCAAGGCCATCCACGCCGCCGAGGACCGACTCGACCGGGCCCGCCGGGCGTCCGCGTCCGCGCGCACCCGCGAGGCCAACGCCGAGGGCACCCTCGACCGGGCCCGCCGCACCAAGACCACCGCCCAGGCCCGCCAGGCCGACGCCGTCACCCGGAAGAACGCCCCCAAGGGGTTCTCCCTCGCCGGGTACACCAAGGCGCTCGCCGGGACCGTCGCGCAGACCACCGCGTTCCGGGGGAACCTCAAGCGGATCGCGGGCCGCGGCGGCAACCAGCTCGCCGCGCTCATCGAGGGCATGGGCGACGACGGCATCCAGCTCGCTGCCGCCCTCGCGAAGGCCAAGCCCGCCGAGTTCACCCGCGTCGTCGCGCTCCTGCGCCAGCTCGACCCCGCAGCGTTCGCGCCTCCCGCCGCCGCGCCGGCGTCCGGTGTCCGGACCATCGCGTTCGCAGCCGGCGGCATCGAGAACCACACCGCGCAGATCGCCCGCGGCGGCCCCATCCGCATGTGGGCCGAACCGGAGACCGGCGGCGAGGCGTATATCCCGCTCGCCGCATCGAAGCAGGCACGCTCCCGCATGATCGCGTCCGATGTCGTCGACCGCCTCGGCGGCGCTGTCGCCTGGTCCACCGCCCGCGCCGGCGGCCGCGGCAGCATCTCCGCCGCACCCTCCGGAGCGCTCGCCACCGGGGCCACCCCGACCGTGTCCGTCGGCACCATGCAGCTCATCCGGGGCGGGCCGCAGGACGTCGCGTCCGAGCTCATGTTCCGCTTCCGCGCGGCCGGCTGAGAGGGGCTGAGCGCACCGTGGCCGCAGACACCATCGACGTGACGTGGACCGACACTGGCGGGACGATCCTGCTGTCCCACGAGGGCCCGTACATGGTCGCCGGGCTCACTGGCTGGGAGGACAGCCCCGGGCCCCGCGTCGACGACGTCGCCCGGGCGAACGCCCACGGCTCCCACGACGCACCGGTCTGGGCGTCTGCCCGGAACCCGGTCGTCGAGGGCTACTGCTACAGCCCTGAGGACCGCAACGCGCTCCTCGCCGGGCTGCAGTCGGGGATCCACCTCGGTGGGCAGGCGCAGCCCGGGACGCTCGCCGTGACGTTCGCCGGGCGGACCCTCTCCGCGACCGGCCGGGTGCTGCGCTGCGGGACGACCCTGAAGAACTGGGGGCCCGGGCACTTCGGCTGGCAGGTCGAGTGGTGGTGCCCCGACCCGCTGCGGTACGCCGACGCACAGCTCGGGTCCACGTCGCTGCCCAGCGACGCCGGGGGCCTCGCGTTCCCACTGTTCGGCGGGACCAGCCTCCTCGAGTTCGGTGGCCTGTCCAGCCCCGGCCTGCTCGTCCTCGACAACCCGGGCACCGCCGACACCTGGCCCACCCTCTACGTCACGGGCCCCCTCGTCGGCGGCTTCGAGCTCGTCGCCCTCGAGACCGGCCGGCGGATCCGCTGGGAGGACGACGTCCCCGCCGGCGTCACCGTCACCCTCACCTCCCGCACCGGAGCCGTCGCCTACGACGGCGTCCCCGGCTACGACGGCAACCTCACCCTCCGCCAGTGGTGGCCGATCCCCGCAGGCGACACCCGCACCGTCCAGATCACCCCCCTCGGAGCGCCTGACCCCGCCGCGCAGCTCGCGGCGACGTGGGCGCCCGCGTACTGGTAGGAGAACCCGCCGTGGCCGCCAGGGACCCGCTCTTCGTCGTCGGCCCGGCCGGCGCCGGGCAGACCAGCCCCACCGAGGCACGCCTCGCCCTGTCCGGGCTCGTCGCCCCCGCCAGTGGTGGCGTCGACGTCCGCACCGGCGTGTTCTGGGGCCCCGGCATGACGACCCTCGTGTCTGGGACCGCGGCCATGACGTACAGCGTCGCCGCGTTCCAGGCCGTCGCGAACCGCGGGACCGCCGCCCTCGGCCCCTACCTCGGCGCCAACGACGCCACCGCGACCGTCATCACGGGAGCCGCGCCCGGCACCGTCGGCACCAAGCGCATCGACGTCATCTGGATCCGGTTCCCGGACGCCGAGCAGGGCGACGCCGACTCCACCGCCGTCCTCGGCGTCACCCAGGGCACCGCGGCCGCCTCGCCGACGGTCCCGTCGATCCCCACCGGTGCGCTCGCTCTGGCCCGCGCGGAGGTCCCGCAGGGCACCACCCGCACCGACTCCGGGGTCACGTTCACCCAGGTCGCCCCGTACACCTCAGCGGCCGGCGCCCCGATCGCCATCCGGAGCTCGACCGAGCGGGCCGCCCTCACCCAGTTCGACGGGCTGCTCATCTACCGGATCGACACCGGCCGCTACGAGGTGTCCGTCGGCGGGAACTGGCTCACCGCGATCGACCCCAACGCCTGGCAGTCGTACACGCCGGCCCTCACCGCGTCGACGACGAACCCGACGCTCGGCACCGGTGGCAGCATCACCGGCAAGTACATCCAGGTGGGCAAGACCGTCCACTTCCGGATCGCCGTCACCTTCGGCACCAGCCCCAACGCCGGGTCCGGGTCCTACCGGTTCTCCCTGCCCGTCGCCAGCGTCGCCATCACCTCCGGCGCCGGTGAGGCCCCCGCCCGGGCCATGCTGTGGGACAGCTCCGCGTCGTCCCGCGTGCCCCGCGCCGCCTACACGTTCTCCAGTACCATCGTCAGCCTCCTCGACGAGTCCGGTGCGCTCGTCGGCAGCGCCGCCCCCTGGACGTGGGCCGCTGGCGACATCATCACCATCCACGGGACCTACGAGGCCGCCTGATGCCCGTGACGTGGCTCGTCGGCGACCTCGCCACCGGCCGGGTCACGAACACCATCCCCCTCGTCGGCGGCACCTGGACCGACACCCTTGACGCGGCCGGCAGCCTGGGCGGCACCCTCGCCCTCGCCGACCCCGCCGTCGCGGCCCTGCGGCCCCGTGTCATCGCCCAGCCCGGGCGCACGTTCCTCGCCGCCGCCTGGACAGGCACCGACGGCGAAGAGGAAGCGATCCTCGCGGCCGGCCCGATCTGGGTGCACTCCTACGACGACGACAAGCAGACCCTGCAGATCGGCGCGGCCGGCGCCTGGTCCTACTACGACCACCGCAAGGTCCTGCCCGTCCTTACCGGCACCCAGACCCCAGCCGGTGTCGAGCTCGCCACCTCCGACGTCACCCTCGGCACCATCGCGAAGAAGCTCGTCGAGGTCGCCCACACCCACACCGGTGGCGCCCTGCCTGTCGTCCTGCCCGCCGACATCGCCGGCGTCGAGGCCCGCACCTACCCCGGTTACGAGATGGCCTGGGTCGGGGAAGCGATGCGGGCCCTCACCACCATCGAAGGCGGCCCCGAGATCGCCTTCACCCCACGCCGCTCCACCGCCGACCCCAGGAACATCGAGTGGGTCATGCGCACCGGCACCGACACCAGCCCCCTGCTCACCCAGTCCGGAGCCGACTGGGTCTGGGACCACTCCGTTCCCGGCTCCCGGGTCGTCAGCCTCAGCGTCGACGTCGACGGCAGCAAGGTCGGATCCCGCGCCTGGGCGCCCGGCTCCGGGTCGGGGGAGTCCCGGATCATCGGCCGCGCCGACGACCCCACCCTCACCGGCCCCGGCTACGTCCTCCTCGAGGTCGAGGACACCGCCCGCGACGGCATCGAGAACCTCGCCACCCTCAACGCCTACGCCACCGCGCTCGCCGTCCGCTCCAGGACCGCACCCGAGTCGTGGAGCGTGAAGGTCCGCGCCGGCGGGCACCCGTCCCCGGGCATGGTCCGCCCGGGCGACTGGGCCCGCATCGTCGTCGGCACCCACCCGTACCTCGACGAGGGCGAGCAGCGGGGCCGCATCACCCAGCTCTCCGGCACCGACGACGGGGACCTCACCATCGCGTTCCAGCGGGAGATCTGATGGCCGGCGGCTACCAGCACACCCCCCGCGACATCGAGGCGCTCGTCGCGCAGATGCGCGACATGCAGCGGCAGATCGACGCCCTCCGCGGCGCCGCGGCCGCCCGGAACACCACCATCTCCGGCGGCGCAGGCCTCACCGTCCGCGACGGCGGCCGGTTCCGCGTCATCGACCCCGACGGCGACACCATCTTCGACGTCGGCGCCTTCACCGAGTACGCGCCCCGCGTCGACGGCAAGCCCCAGGTCGGGTGGGTGCTGCGCCGCGACTCCGGAGAGCTCGTCGCCTACTGCATCACCAACGTCACCGGCGGCAAGCAGTCCTGGAACTGGCTCGACATCAGCGGCAACGGGATCATGGCCGACGACGCCGCGTCCGAGGTCGGCCTGGCCCGGCCCTACATCCCGATGCCCTGGGGCGCCGCGCAGGACACGTCCTGGCTGAGCACCAGCTCCGCGACCTACGAAGACCTCTACCGGGCGCAGGTCTGGCGGCAGCACCCCCGCCTCGAGGTGTCCATCGGCTGCTGGGCAACCACCGCCGGCACCACCGGCGACGTCCGGTTCGTCCTCGACGGCACCCCCATCGGGCCCGTGAAGTCCGCCACGAACGGCGTCATCTTGCTCTCCAGCGACGAGATGTCCGTCACCGCGATCGGCGCCCACCTCACCCGCCACACCCTCACCATCCAGGCCCGCCGCACCGCCGGCGCCGGAGCCATCCGCGTCGGCATGTTCGGCGCCTGGGGCATCCAGTCCTGACCGACTGAGCCCCCCGCTGACCAGCACCACCCCAGCAACCCCCGGACCTCGAGGAGCACAGCGTGCCCACCACCCGCACCGTCCAGACCATGTCGATGACCGCGGCCGCGCCCACCGTGTTCACCGCGGACGCCACCGGCGACAAGTTCGCCGTCGGGTCCGGCCCGGTCTTCATGCGCATCACCAACGCCAACGGCTCGTCCCAGACCTGCACGATCGACGACCCGAACAGCGTCAGCCCCGAGGGCGCCTCGTCCTGGAACCCCGACGTCGTCGTCACCATCCCGAACTCCACCAGCCGCGTCGTCAAGGTCTCCGACGGGCGCCGCTTCGGGAACTCCGCCGACTCCGGGCTCGTCTCGCTCGCCTGGTCCGCTGCCACCGGCATGACCTTCGAGCTCTACCAGTAGCACCCCCGAACGCCCCGGTCCGGCCTCCGTGGGGGAGGCCGGACCGGGAGCCAGCCACGCCCGGATCCGCCCAGGGGAAGGACCCAGCCATGCCCACGCCCGACCAGACCGACCTCGCCGCAGCGCTCGCGGCGCTCGCCGCGGACCCGCTCGCCGGCGACCCGACCGCGGTCCCGCCGCCGCTCGAGTCGACCGGCCCCGCCGACGACGAGCCCGCCGACCAGGAGCCCGACTTCGAGGAGGTCGACGTCCTCGACTCGGCCGCCGACGAGTCCCTCGCCGATCCCGCCGTCCAGGAGGTGTGATCCATGACCACCGTCACCGCCGTCCTCAACCGGGCTCGCGCCGAGCTCGGCTACGTCGAGGGCCGCGGCAACGCCACGAAGTACGGCGCCGCCTACGGCCTCAACCACGTCCCGTGGTGCGCGGAGTTCCTCTGGTGGGTCGGCCGGCAGGCGTCCGGTGGCGACAAGCTCATCCCGCAGATCGCCTACACCCCGGCCATGGCCCGCTACTACACCGAGCTCGGCCAGTCCCGGTTCGGGACCACCCCGCGGCGCGGCGCCATCGCGTTCTTCGACTTCCCGGACGGCATCCGCCGCATCCAGCACGTCGGCCTCGTCGAGAAGGTCCTGCCCGGCGGCCGCATCCAGACCATCGAGGGCAACACCAGCAGCGGCACCGCCGGATCCCAGTCCGACGGTGGCGGCGTCTACCGCCGGATCCGCTCCACCAGCCTCGTCGTCCTCTACGGCTACCCCGCGTACACCGCCGAGGCCGTCGTCCGGCCCGCCCCGAAGACCGGCCGCGACACCAGCCGCCACCTGGAGCCCCTCGTCGTCGACGGGGTCTGGGGGAGCGCGACCACCCGCCGCCTCGAGCAGTTCCTCCACCTGCGCGTCGACGGCCGCATCGACGACACCCTGCGCCGCGCCGTCCAGCGCTGGCTCGGCGTCCGCGTCGACGGCGTCTGGGGCCGAGTCACCCGCCGCGCCCTGCAGAAGCGCCTCGGCGTCACCCAGGACGGCGTCACCGGCAAGGCCACCACCCGCGCACTCCAGCGCTACCTCAACCGCAACCTGTAGCGCCAGCACCACCGGGGCGGCCCACCCGGAGCACCACGACGGTCGAGCACCACGGCCGCACTACCAGCCGAACGACCGCCGTCCGGGGGACGGCCCAGCCGACAGGACACGACGCCGCCATGGCACACACACCCGGATCGCCCACGTGGCGGGCCCGGCTCCGGCCCGCAGCCGCAGACATCCACCCCGGCCTCGCCGGAGTGGTCGCCCTCGAAGCCGCAGCCCACACCGGCCTCGCCGCCGACGCCCTCTTCGGACAGCACCTCTCACCGACCTGGACCTACTTCGGCGGCCAGGCCGGAGTCACCGCCCTCGGCGTCGCCCACGCCGTCATCGTCGTCACGTTCCTCGCCGGGCTCTACGGCCCCTGGGGACTGGCACGCATCGGGTTCCTCACCTCCGTCACCACCTACACCGTCTCCGCCGGCCTGTTCCTCTCCGCCTGGGCTGCCCAGCTCGCCACCCAGAGCCGATGGACGTTCGCGTTCCGCGACGCCGTCTTCAACATCGCGCTCGCCGGCATCAGCGCCGTCGCGTTCCGGGAACCCCTCGCGCCGCCCTGCCCCGACCTCGCCTCGCACCTCCCGGCAGGTGCCCGGTGAGCGTCCTCGGAGCGATCGCCGCGGCCGTCCTCACCGTCACCGCCCCCGGGGCAGCGCTCATCGCCGCCGGTGAAGCAGCCACCGCCGGCGCCGGAACGATGTCCGTCATCGGCGCCGCCGCCGCCGTCCTCGGTGGCGTCGTCGGCACCTTCCTCACCGCCCGCAAGACCAACGGCGACCTCCGCTCCCAGGTCTGGAAAGACGCCTCCGACTGGATGACCCGGCAAGACACGCGGATCAAGGAACAGGACGCGCGCCTCGCCCAGCAGGACGCCCGGATCGCCGAGCAGGACACCAAGTTCGCGCAGGTCGCCGCGTACCTCCACCAGGACCGCGTCTGGCACTACGACGTCGAACGGATCCTCGCCGAGAACGGCATCACCTCACCCACAGCACCCGCACCCCCCGACTTCCACA